AGCCCATCTCTTCGCTATTTCAGGTTCATTAGCAAATAAATATTTTTTTTGTTTCTCTGATTTAAAGGGCATTATTTTTTCTTAATCAATCCCATTGCACCTTTTCCGGCCTTGATGCCGAAGCTCGCTGAGCAGGCGATATATAATAAATGTTTATAATAATCCGGAAGTGACTGCAGGGCTACAAACCCAGCTTCTATGTGTGTAGTCATTCCTGGAAAAAATACGAGTGTCGCTGGAGCCAAAAGACAAATTAAAATTAGCTCATCTTTCCACGAACCTTTCATTTGATCCACGGCTGATGCTTCCCATTTTACTTTCCCGGCGATCTGATCTTCCTTCAGCTTAGTAGCTGCTTTAACTTCTGTGATCTTTAATTCTGCTTTCGCTTTTTTGGTCTCGACGAAGCCACGAATTGTATCCGCAGCAACGCCGAGTAAGGGTTTTGCTAAGAGTTGCCAGACCATAAGTCTAAGCTCCTCCTCCACCAATTTGACTAAGTATGATAAGTACCACAATAGCTACTATACCGGCCTTAATCCAGTCCTTCATTTTCCAGTCCGACCATTCTTTTAGGTGAGACCATAAATCTTTAACTAAGTTCATAAAACCTCCTTGGTTAAAAGCCTATTAGTTTACTATATGTTCACAGTTTTTGCAATCACATGATTGGCAAGAACTGCCATCACTACAATGACATCCGTGTCCGCAGTTTTTACACTCCATTAAAAGACGCCTTTAAAAGGAACCTTTTTAATTTGCATTTTACTGCGTTGACCTTTTGGTCCTGAACCTAAATTGTCAACAACTTTCGGTCCTTCGACAGCAACAGACGCTGTTGAAAGAATAGATGTTTTATTTTTATTAGGCCCTGCGTAAGGATTGCCATCAGTTGTAACAGTCATTTTAGCATTTGGGTATTTAGAACCGTTTATATATTTTGGTTTAGGTATTTTCATAATATATTAATGTTTAGTGACTTTCTCATGATCAATCAAGAGATTATTTGCATATTCTACAAAAGCAGGTACATCCTTACCATTCACAAAATCTTTTAATAACATTCTTGATGCACAAGTTAGGGCAATAGCCAATTGAACTGGATCAAGTTTATCTCTTTCTAGTAATTCATGGATAGAATTATAAACAATCGCAGTTAAATTATTAATATCCGTAGCATTACCATCTATGTTATGTATATTAAACATTCTAATATTTATTCCTTAGTTTAGATGGTTCATCAATCTTTTTTAGCTGTATTTCTTCTCTAATTGTTGCGTGTTTATCCGCATTATCAATTTTTTGTTGTTCTTGAACTGTGTCTACAACAAATTTTTCTTCATCTAACCCTTGTTTTTCCCCATCTTTTTGTGCTCGAAGCTCTAATTCTTCTGCACGTAGACCTAATTCTTCTTTTTTAAGGGTAACAAGTGGATCTTGTTGCATTCCTTCTAGATATTCTTGCTCTTCTGCTACCATTTCTTCTGTTAATTCCTTAATTCTAACAGCAGTTTGTTTAGCAATTTCAATTTCAAACTGTTGTTGTAGTTCCGGTGGTATCTGACCACCATATTGTTGTGTTAAATTTTGTATTTCTTCTTGATTTTTTGCCATAACTTCTTCTTTTGCCTGTTCACTAATGTGTTGAGAAATATGTGATTGTATTAAAGACAAAACAGGAGGTGAATTTTTTACTAAATATGTCGACATAAAGGCACGATGAGTGTCAATATGAGCAACATGATCTTGTTGAGGAAAAGCCATCGCTGGTTTTTGCAACAACATTTGTGAATTCTCTACTGCTGGATCTGTTGGCATAGGTTGTGGTGGAGGCGGAAGTAATGCCTCTATATTTTGTACCCCCATTGCCTGATACATACGTCTATAAGCTTCGTATTGATTATGGATTTGTGGATTTGCTTGTGCCAATTGTAATTGTGTTTGTGCTAACGTAATACGTTGAGCCATTGAAAAGATGTTAGGATCCGATACCGGCATAACATCCACACGATTATCAAAATCAGTTTGCTTAATCATTTGATTACCACCCACCACTGCGTACGGATATTCTGGTGGTAAGTAATCTTGAATAATTCTTGCTAAAATTTTAAATTCTTTTCGTTGTGCATAGTGTAATCTTTTATGAATAGCACTCATGACTTTTGAACCTTGTTCAATAATAGCCATTGTTGTACCAACTGGGTTTGCTTGTGAACCTTCACCCATTTTCTGATCTGCTACAGAAGCAAATCTTTTTCCTGCATCAACTACATAACCTAATAAAGCAAATAAAGTTTGATCAGGTCCCTTGTAAGGAAGAGGCATAAGACCTTGTCGAAGATCACCGCTTGGTGCATCTATGTCTCTAAACTCTCCTGGTTGTAATGGTGTATCATCATCAGCAATTCTAATTCCTCGTGCTTTAAATCCTGCTGGTAAATTAGATAATGTTCCCGCATCAACGAGTTGACGGAGAGCTGCCGTAGCAGTCCTGGACAAACCCCCCAACATATGAATAAGGCCAAAGCCATAAAAACCAAGACCTGGTAAAAATTTATAATGAATGAAGTATGGTATTTTTTTTCTAAGGGGATCGTCTTCTCGGTAGTTTCTGTAGATGGATAAAATTTTTCCTGTTCCCTCGTCAATAGTAACAACATAAGGAATCTTTATACCTGTAGGTTCTCCTGATTGCTCGTCTTGATCTTCGAAACCTTCTATGTCTAAATCGCAATGCATCTCCAAAATTTCATACAACTCATCATAGTTAACTTTAGAAACACCTTCTAATTGATTATATTTTTTTTGAATGCTATCTTCCTGTAAATCAGGACTCATTAATTCTATGTCCCTGTACAATCCTGCAACTTGAGATTTACGAATTTCATTTTTTGTCATTTTTATGACATGCGTCACTCGTTCCGCTGATTGTAAATCAGTTGCTAAATAAGGAACAATTAAATCTTCACTTGGAATAAATTTAGATACAGGTCGTGCTAATCCTGCGTCATAATACATTTTTTTAAATGATGAACCTGCTAGTGGTAAATAAAAAAGTAATTGGTCTGTGTCTGCATCATACTCTTCCATCTCTTCTGTAATAAGAAAGTTCATGTATTCTTTAACACGTTGTGCTTGTTCTTCTACTTTAACATCTTGTACTCCTACCACATTACATTTAACAGGACCTCCACTTGGAAGTAATTCTTTATATGCTTGTGCTTGAAACTGTGTAACAGCTTCTGCTAAAAGTGGGTGTGTAACATTACTTGCTCCTTGAAATGGTTGTGATCTTTCTTGATATTTAAATCCTAAAAGATCTAAACCTTTTGTGTAAGAATGATACCACTCGTCTCTTGATGCTTTATCATCTTCAAATTGTTCTCTCAGTTCAGATGAAATTGATTCTAATACATCATCATCTAAAATTTCTGCAAGGTTAGCGCCGAAAGGAATATCTTCTTGCATTTCTGCTTCTGCTCCAATTGTTACAGAACCATCTTCGTTTTCAATAATTTCTTCTCCTACTTCTTCTTGAATTTCTATTTCATTCGGAGCATCACTCATTGGATCTGATGGTGCTGGATCGTATCCTGCTGGTCTTTCAATTGCCATTATCTTCTTGCCTTTCCGTAGCCACGTTTAGCTGCGCCACCTGATTTCATTTTAACGACATTACCTGTCTTTTCTGCTTTCTTAATCATATTCATTGTTTTTTTATCAATTGGTTTTTTCTCAATAGTAATACTTAACATACTACCTTTTTTTGGATCACCCCCATCATTCATTTTCATTGGTATAGTGGATCCTTCTGCTGAACCTTTAGCTTTTGCACCGGGGATCGTGGACCCTTCTGCACTGCCCTTGGCTCTCGCTCCAGGGATCACTGAGGTTTGAGCAGATGATTTAACATATCCACCTTTTTTAAACCCCGCTTCTTTAAGATCTTTTTTTGCTTGTCCACTCTGAAGATATTCATCCATAGCCATAAAATCATCTCTTCCTAAATCAAAATAAAGCTTTCGCATTTTTAACTCTGTTTTACTGGTCATGCTTTCCTGTTCTTCTTCTGTTTTTTCTTTAATAAATGAACCCAACTTTTAGGTTGAGTAAACTTATAATAACCTTTTTTTGGGTTTTGGAAAGAGGCAGATTCTTTTTCTGACTTTGTTTTTTTTCTTTTAATACCTTTAACCGTGAACCCTGGTTTATATTTTGACTTTTTCATGATTGTTTATTTGGATATCTAGCAATTCCATACCCCCTTTTAGCTAATCCACCATGTTTTCCACCTTTAGTATATTGATCAATTTTTTCTGTAGGGTCAGTAAGATCCTCTGCCATTCCAGAACCTCCACCATACACTTTCATTACTCTAACTCTAGGTTTTTTAGGGCTTTGTGTGCTATCTTGATTTTTCATAATATTTTTATAGTGATTACTTGCTTT